CGATGTCGGCCAGCGACCCGGATCGGGCGGCCTGGCGAGCGGCTTGGCGTTCGGCGCGTGATTCGTCGTACGGCATGGCGCGTCTTTCAGCGCGGACGCGCGAGGTCGACGAGCGACCCCCGGCGAGTCGACGCGGCGAGTTGGTTCATGTTCTCGACGCTGACGGCTCGATACGGAGTCCGCCGCGTTTGTTCGGTGTCGAAGCGCGAGGCTTCAAGCTGCCGCTCGTAGTCGTAGCGTTGCTGCTCTTCTTTCCGCGCCTGGTCGTACTGCGCGCGGTTGTACGCCTGCGTCTCGTCGTAGCGGCGCTTGTCCTCGGCGGCTTGCTCCCGCTCGAAGTCGATTTCCTTATCAATCGCGCCGGCTTGCTGGTCGCCGGCTCGACGCGCGGCGCCCGCCTGCATCTTCGCGCCGACGACGCCGGTGCCGGCCGTGATGGCGCCGCCGATGAGAGAGGCCGCAATGATGCTGCTCGCCACCATGAATCACATCCTTCGCTGATACGCCCGCTCGACCGGCGTGAAGCCCGTCGCCGCGTAGAACCGTTCGACGTCGGGCGTCGGAGCGCCCATCGTCAACCACTGCGCCTTCTGCTCGATGGCCCACTGCTCGGCCTTGCGGAGCAGATAGAGCCCGACCCGACCCCGCATGGCGGGTTCGACCCACCAGGCCAGCTCCGCGACAACCTTGTCCCCCGAGAACGGATGGTCGAACGACGTCAGTACGATCATCCCGATCAGGTCCCCGGCGGACGCCTGCGCGACGAAGATGGTGCCCGTGTCGCTGTCAATGAGCTGATGCGCCAGCGCCGTCACCCGCTCGCGATTGATCGTCACGGCATCGCGGTAGGCCGTGGTGTCCACGAACCTGGTCGCCATTTCCACGATCTCGGGCACGTCCATTGCCACGGCGGGGCGCACGGTCATGGCGTCACCGTGATCGTGGCGGTCGAGCCGTCGGGATACTTCACCTTCAGGTCCGTGCCGTCTGCGTAGATGAGGAGTCGATCCGTAATCTCGTCTGGTTCGGTCGCCGTCGTCACCAGGGGCACCGACGTGTTGCCGGTCGTCAATTCCCGGATCACCGCGCCAAGATGGAAGAACCATTCATCCCAACGCCAGGCGAGATAGCTGCCACCGGGGCCGACGATGGCATCACGATTCGGATGTGGTCCCAGTCTCATCGGCCTGTCCCCACTTTCGCGTCGATGATCGCGCCCAGCACACGCCAGGGGATCGGGTCGGACATCACGACCTCGAACACGCGGCGCTTCGAGGAGCCGCACCGCTGCCAGGTCGACTCCGCGCTGTACTCCCCGATCCGGCCGGCTGAGCGAAAGCCGAACGTCCCCCAGGTCTTCCCGCCATCGTTCGAGTAGTTCAACTCGATCTGTGGGTCGACGCCGACGGTCGGCACCGTGCCACTGATGCCCAGGCCGGCTTCCGTGACGAGCGTGAAGCTCGAAAAGAAGATCCGCGCGTGGTCCTTCCAGAACAGGGGCCCGCGGCGCACGCGGCGAATGGCCGCGCCGTTCACGTCGGTGTTGACCGTCAGCGACGCCTGGTACAGCGACCCCTGCTCGCGATCCAGCCAGAGATGCCGACCCCAGAGATAGGCGTGCCACGTCGGCCGCCAGGCCGAATAGGTGGCCGTCGCGGCGACCCACGACCCGCGTTCGGTCCACGTCTGCGACGTCAGGTCATAGACCCAGGTCGCGTTCGCGGTCGGGAACGACAGCACGTAGAAGGTGTGCCCCAGCTCTTCGTAGGCGTCGGCAATCGCGTCATCGATGCGGCTGTAGCTCTGGATCGCGGTCCGCACGCCATGCGTCGACACGACCTCTGGCACCGTGCCCCGAAGCAACACGACGTCGCCTTCACCGTCCTGTGTCTTGGCGAGCCACATCGCCCAGTCGCCGATGCTGACCAGCGACTCGTTCGCGGCGATGCCCACCGCGAACCCACCGTTGGGTATCGGCGCGAACGGAAACGGCGAGGTCCCGGCGTTGTACCAAATCTCCGAGGATCGATCTCCGCAGAGCACGATCTGCCGGCGCATCGTGACGGCCGAGCGCCACGGGTCCGGCGCCATGTCGCGGAGCTGGAAACCAGGAAACGACGTCGCATCGAGCGCGGGTGAGGCATGGAGCGTCGAGGAGTCGCGATCTAGGGCCCAGATGAACCCGTCGAGCATCCCGACCTGATGGGCGGTCGGCGTTCCGGGCGCCGTCAGGGTGTTCGTGGACAGGTCGTAGTAGTAGTAGAGTCCCGCCGACGCAATCGCGAGCTGGTTGCCGCCGTCGCCGTTGCCGGTGATGCGGGCCGGTGAATTCTCGGCATCGGTCGCCACGGCGCCGCGCGCGGAGACGGCATAGTTCTCGAAAATCTCCAGCAACGTGGTCCCGACAATGGCGAAGAGCCGGTCGTTCTGCGCGAAGAGCGCCCGGGCGGGGCCCAGCGCGAATGCGCCGACAAGGGTCATGCCGGGCGTCGGATAAAGCACCCACGGAAAGGCTGCGCCCGCGGTGTCGATCTTCTCCAGGTAGAAGTTGATCGTCCGCTCGCCGGCCGCGACAGGGCTCAGCGACGTGTAGCTCGGACCGATGAACGCGGGGGCGAGCGGCATCAGGCGCCCGTGTGGACGTTGAAGCGGCTGCGCGTGCCGAATAACTTGGGAAAGCGCAGCTCGGTGGGCTTCCAATTCGCCTTCTGGACGTCGGCGAGTGACTTGACCGCGGTCCGCGTGACCGTCGGCGAGGGGATCACGCCAAACTCGTCCGCGACCTCCACGGCGAGGTTGTATCTGAACATCCTGCGATACCCGGGCGGAAACACCAGCTCGTGCACCAGATCGGCGTTCTCGAACTCGGCCAGGTGCTTGCGGGTGTAGACGACGAAATCCGGCGTCGCGCTGTCCGGCTGCGGATAGACGCTGATGGTGCCGTAGCCGGCGGCCGTAATGTCCTGGTTGTAGTACCAGCGCGTCGGGTAGGTCGACGAGAGGTCTTTGATCGCGATGCTCTGGTATTCGGCGCGCATCATCCCGGGCCCAAGCGGGATCTCGACCGGCTGATCGGCCCCGGGGTCGAGGATGATGCCGGCGGACTCGATGGCCTGCGGCCGCCAGCCGAGGTCCCAGGTCGCGCCGTCGCCGATGGTGTAGTCGGCGGTGTCGGCGGCCAGGTTGAACGTCCGGCGGATGATGGCGTAGAGCGCGAGCGGGTTCAGGTTCTGGGCGTCAATCCAGCCGTTCCAGGCTTCCAGGCACGCCGCTTCGTCATTGGCGTCGACGGTTTCACCCGCGCCAATGACCTCCAGCAGCCGCAAGCTCGACGCGATGAGTTCTCGGGCGGTCATGGACGGGCGACTCCTCTGCGCGCACGCGCGCCGGGTGCGTTAGCGCGACGTCCAGCAGGCGACGTTCAGGACCGCGTCGGACGTCTGACGGATAAACCGGGCCTGTTTCGCGTCTGCGATGCTCACGAAGGTGAGCGCATCGCCCGCGTTGACCGGCATCCCAATCGCCGCGGTCGGCGCGGTGCCGTCCTGGCGGTAGCGGACGTTGTTGGTTTCGACGCGCAACTGGCACGCCTGCATGTTGTCCAGGGTCGCGGCGGCAATCGCCACGGCCGCCGAGCTGACCGTGATCTGCTCGTAGGTGAACTGGCGCTGTTGCTGGCCTTCCACCTGTCCCGACCACATGAGCAGCACCGCGGCGATCACGAACATCGCCGGGATCACATAGAACGCACGCGACGGCGCGGGATAGGACGGGTTCATAGGACTCCTCGAAGGACGAGGCCCACGGGCGGTGACGGGCATTCCGTCACCGCCCCATGAGCGACGAAGCTGGCTTCCACCAACCACTTGCCCGCAATCGCCCGCAGCGAGAACGACGCGCCGATGAAGGCCGGCATCGTGAACGTCGTGTGCAGACCAGTCGTGCCGTCGTGCGCCGTGATGGTTGTGACGACGTGTGCCGCATTGGTCAGCGAGTGGAACCGCACAATGAGCCCGTCCTGGGCGGTCGTGGGATCCGCCAGGGCGCTCGACGCGAGGGCCGTCGCCTTGGTGATGACGAAAATCGTGTCCTCGGTGGGCAGGGGAATCGTCCCGTTCTCACCGATGGTCACGATGTTCTTGGGGAACTTCGGCAGATACTTCGACACCGCCGGCAGGTCGGCGGCGAGGCCGAATGTGACGCGCGACAGGATGTCGTGCGCCTTCGCAACGGTGCCGTAGAAGCCACGCTGCTTGAGGCCAATGGCCGTGCCCGCGATCGTGTCGATGATCGCGAACTCGTCATTGATCTGGATGAACCCGCCAACCGTGGCGCCGGTCGCGGCGGTCACGTTGGCGACGAGCACGCTGGCCGAGAGGTCAGCGGAGAGTGTCGTAGCGGTGAGAGACATGGTCTGTTCGCTCCTTTCAAGTGAACAGGGTTACGAGCAGACGCGAACGGACATCTCGGGACGGACCGACTTGAACCCGTAGATGGTGTCCAGCCGCGCGGGCGACTGGTCGGTGAGGATCGAGTAGTCCTTCACGAACCGGATGGCGATGCCGACCGCCTTGTTGCTGATCCGCTCCGAGGCCCACACGCCCATCGGCTTTTCGAGGTCCGCCGTGACCATCGCGAAGGCGCCCTTGGTGAAGATGAGCCCCTGGCGCGTGGCCACGTTGGCGTAGCTGGACGCATGACCGAAGATGGTCACGGCGCCGTTGTCGGTGGGCGTGGCGCTGACGTTCTGCCACTGCCCGCTGAGCACGATGCTCGGCGAGATCGGGATCGTCATGTTGCCCGAGGAGTCCGACGCGGTGTCGGCCGTGACCACGAAGTCCATCAGGCGACCCGTTGACGCACGCGACTGGGGGTTGATGGAGTAGCAGCCGGCGAACTGTT